ATGGGAACGGAAATTTTTTATTGTATGTGACACAAACCCTCGGATTACTTTCTGGGCATACGAGCCGAAGGTGTTCGAGATTCCTTACATGTCTCCGAAGTATGGACGTGTATCCATATATCATCCAGACATCTATCTTGAAATACTGCCAGAAGGCGCTACAAAGGTTAATCGATGGTTAATTGAGGTGAAGCCGACATCCTATGCAGTACAGCCGAAGATGCCGCAGCCGCCAAAGGCTGGCGCAGATTCTGCCGCGTTTGAACGCTATAACAAGCGCAAGGCTAACTATGACCAGAAGGTTATGGACGTGATCGTCAACCTTGCAAAGTGGGAGGCTGCATCTGAATGGTGTAAAGTCCACGGAGTCAACTGGTTTATTGCGACCGAGAAGAATACTGGAAAGCTTTTCGACGCTTCCACAATAATCTAAAAATGTAATTTAAGAAATAACTTTGAAAGGTAACAGCCATGTCAGTCTGCTGCGGAGACGGTGTCTTTATTGGTGGTGAGTATCTTCCATTAAGCCAACGGTTGTTGAAATACGGAATGGAAGCCTATAGCGATGTCAAGAAGCGTCAGCGTGTGGTTATGTGGGTCTTCTTGTTCTATGACGAAACGAAGATGTGTCCGACATGCAAGGAAAGCTTCAATGACATGTTTGCTTGGTTCAACAAGTACAACTTGTTTGATGACCCAGTAAGATGCGTTCGCACAGTTATTGAACCTCAGCCGCTCGATGGTCATAACCAGATATATTCGGACTTTGGGATGAATAAGCTTCCGATGGTTGTGTTTGCTGACGAAAAGTGTCGAATCCTTGACATTCTGTTTTATTTTCCGGACGCCAAGTGGCTGAACCAGTATGTGTTACCTTTCATTCAAGATGACGAGAAAATTGCATGATTAATGAAACCTACATCATTGGCTACAGCCTTGATTCTGTTATAGAAGCTATCCGCCGTAAAATCAATGGCGAGACTGTGCATTTCTTGGCGACCGCCAAACTTGGCGAACCTCTCGACACTTACAGAGACATGGTCAGCTCACGAACCGTCGAGCTTCTTGACGCCGTGTCTCCTATCAAGCTGGAATTTGAAAAGTTCCATAATCCTCGACACCTCTATATCCCTTATGACAAGGTGAAACTAAAGAATACAAAGAACGGAGTAATTTCGTTCCCACTTAATAAAAACTCATTCGAGGATGAGTCTGAATGGAAGGAAGTGTGCGACGCATTTAGGAAGGATCCGATTGCAAAGCTCCATAAAGACAAGGGAAATACTCCGTCGAAGCTGATTACTGCGATGAAGAACAACATGCCGAAAAAGTTCGTGGATACTTTTGGCAAGGCATTGAGCACAACTCGCTGGAGAGGCATCAACGTATCCAAGCTGACCATGATCGGATATGGCTATGAGTATTCTTTTGACCTTCTTGATGTTGCATACAACGAGACCTTCTTTAAGCCAAAGACCTCATTCGAGGCTATCTGCACTAATATGCTTGCTGCCGAAGGAATTGACGTGACTCCGATCAACGGAAAGGTCTGTGGAAAGATTATCATGGATAAGGAATTCCCGGCGACGCTTGTCGTGATGGATAACCGCATTGATTCCTACATGAATTATATTTGTGGAATGTTTGACAGAGTGAAGATGACGGTGGCACCGGTCAAGATCCCGGATGCCATATCCACTGCTGGCGACGGTATCTTCTATACGCCGCTTGTAGATGACTTCTGGGGCGTGAACGTTATCGGAAATATGGCTTACAAGCTTACTGCAACAAAACTTACTACCATATACAATGACTTCATCTCTGAACTTCCGTTGACTAGGACAAACGCAAAGCTATACAATACGTATGCGAACATGATAAAGTTCTACGGAAAGAATAAGATACTAGACATAAACCAGCGTGTCATTACGATGATCAAATGAGAAAAGCGGCCAGATGGCCGCCTTTTTTAACTGTTCTTGTTTGCAAAGTATCGTTGACCGTATTCCTTGTAGTATTCATTTTCACGGAACGCCTCATAGAGTCCGATACGTTTCTGTAATGTGCCGTAGTCGTCTTCAAAGAACTGTCGGCGTAGCTTCTTGTTCTTTTCGTCGTAGGCGTTTACGTCCGTGCCGTCGCAAGTATTGTCTCGCAAGTAGCGAAGCTGCTGCTTGAACGTTCCTTGGAATGCGTTAGGATAACGGAACTTTACCGTGAAGGTAAATGGCTTGTCCTCGGAGTATCCCATTTTCATGTCTGGGGCATCGATGAGTACTGCGGAGTTGAATTCATACATCTGGTTTAGGCTGACGTCAGTAATGAATGGGCATTGCTCGGTAGCAAGCTGTCCGTCGCTACTTCGTAACATTGTTGTGGATTCTGAATACAAATCTACAGCGACATTTATTTTATGCCAAGTGCTTCTTGCTTTTAATACAAGTGGACTGAACTGTGCGTTATACAATGCGTTGAAGAACTGATACCACATCATGTACGGATCGTCAACGACAGTAATCGTCATCGTCTGAGGCCCTTGGTCGCCTTGAATTAGCGGATACTTCATGCCTTTTGTTGTATCGATGCCAGAGACCGGAACGGTGTTGGAATGTGCTTCGCCGATCTTAACAGAAGATGCCGCCCAGTACATGTTGAGCACATGGGTGTCTCTATCATAGAACAAGTCCGCCCATTGATTGAACGCTGCCTTGATCCATACGTCAGTAGTGTTCTTGAACGTTTTTGTCCGAGTCAAGCTGTACTTGTCGGCAAATGAGTTTCTGTCCATTATGCGCAACGCTTCGGCAACGTAGTCGCCCCAGAACCCGACGTGGTACTTGTTGACAAGGTGGCCTCTTGCAGCAGCATAGAACTTTTCCATGTATAATGCAAGCATCTCGTCGTGGGTAGAGTCGATGCCAGATGCGGTTCCGGTCTGGTAATATCTGTTTCGTTCGGCCATTGTTTACCTCTAGTAGTAAGAGTCTGCGCCTTCTGCAATGCAGATCGCGTTCATCAGTTCGTTTGGGTCTGGCATTCGTATGATGCGACGGATTTCGTACTTGATAGTCAAGTTGAATGATGCTGGTTCGATACTGCCCGGTTTCAGAGAAAGCGGACTTAGTGCAGTGAAACGGCAACGTTCAAGTCTTACTACCATATACTCTTGTGCTACGTCGTCAGCGAAGTGCATGTCGATCCACTGGATGTATGTGAGTCGGTTACGGTATCTGTGGTCAATGCCGTAGATACGGTGGCGTCTGTCCAAAACCGGATCGGCGTCAGTCTGTCCACTCTGCACTACATCCATGTATCGGTTGATCGCCCAGTAGTTCTCCCAGCGGTTGTCCGCCAGCATACTCACCGTGATGGTATCGTCGTACTGGTTGTCTTCTTGGGTAGGTATGTTGGTGACGAATTTGTAATGTCCTTCTTTTGCGATGGAGCACGTCAGCCCAGGGCATACCCAGTCCTTGATGTTTGCGTTGACAGTCTCTTGGGCGTCGGTAGTGTATGGTTCGGTAACAGACTTACGGCGCTCCTGGTAGTTGACCGGAAGTTCGGAAATGCGTAGGCGGAGAAAACCCTGATGCACTGGCGTCGGGTTTCTCATCAGCCTTCTTGCATATTCGTCGTAGTAAGGATCTGTCTTAGCCATATTACTTAGCCGTTACGAGACCTTTCTGCTTCACCACGCCAGTCTTGTCCGGACTCATCACGGCTGGGCCTTTCGGTTCCTTCTTGCCGACAACCCTGACGTGCGGTGCTTCGCCGTAATGGTTGAACATCCTGTTGTTTGCTGGAATCTTGTCGCCGTGATTGATGACACGTAGCTGCGGCTTGGTCATGTCGTCATAGAGTTCAGGCTTGATGATTCCCTTGACGGCGGATTCCTTCTCAAATCCTTCTGGCTTCTTAACCTTGACTGCACCAGTCTTGTCTGGAGACATCTTGTTTGCGAAGTTCTTGATGGCTGGGATGATGTCCTTGACTTCGACAGTAGCACTGGCGTCAATATCGAACTTCGGCTTCTTTGCAATCTTGCCGAGTTCAGTCTTCGGCTTTACGATACCGACGAGTTTGTCCTTGCTCGGCGAAGCTGCATTGGACTTTACCATGCTCTTGAACACGCCGAGTTCTTCGGTGGTTGACTTGGTCTTTCCGGACATGTCGGTAACCTTGGTTTCCTTGAGCGCCTTCACCTTGCCGATGAGGTCATCCGGCTTCGGAACAGACTTGCCGTTGTTGACAACGACAGTACCGAAACTGCCAGAATCCTTTGCCGTGTTCGTGGTAGACTTCTTCAAGTTGCCGAGGAATTCATGCCATGCGGTAGCCGTGTCGACAGCCTTGAAGTCAGCTGGCTTTACCTTCACTGCGCCAGTCTTGTCCGGCGAAACGACGTTCTTCTTTGCTGAACCGGGCGGAGTCCAGAACGGAAAGATATCCTTGGTGTCAACGACGCTGGATTCGCTCTTTGCCTTCTTCGCGCCTTCAAGCATGATCTGGGCGAGTTCCTTCTCGTTGGGTAAATCGAATAGTTCGTACATGATGCACCTGTAATTGTGAACTTTAGACATAGTTTATCGGTTTTGCTTGAAACCGAAATCGATAAACTGATGGCATAACGAGGTCATTGCATGAAAGCCAAGAAACTTGCGGGAATCCGTCTCATCAACTATATCAACGGTGGTATTACGTGGGATACGCACAAGGACATAATCCTTGATTTTTGGATTATGAACAAATGCCGCAACGACGGATTCAATCCTCATGACTTCGATAAGTATTCTCGCGTCATCCAGCTTCCTACCGCAGCACAGAAGAAGTACGCCGAATGGTTCGGCAAGTTTGACTTCCAGTGCGAGGACGAGGACTGGATCAATTTCGTCAACGGTACGCTTAACTTGTTCTACCACACGAAAGACCCTATCGAGGAACCAGACGGAATATGGTATATCGACTTGATGCAAGCCGAAGTTGATGCTCGCTCTATCTGTGAAACCCAGGTGTATCACGGACTTCCAAATATCAATACCTTCTGGAAGGTCGATACCAACAGTAAGACCGAAGAAGTCGGTGGCCGTCGTAACGGCTACATGTATACGACCAAGCTTGCAGAATTGCAGCCTAGCGATACTAAGGATTATTATTGGGGAGTCGTGTTCCAGTGTAATGAAACTGTTAGCCTCGCATATTCCGATCACGGCGTGCAGAAACGAAAGTGCATCAACTGGGCAGCAAACGCCGAACACATGACGCTCGTGCAAGTGAACGCTGACGGTCGTTTGAAGATTGTCCCAGTTCATGTAGAAGGCAAGGCATGGAAGGCTGACCGCTGGGTGCCAGAAGGACAAGTCAACCAGTCGCCTATGTCTCCGGCTGGCCTTAACGCATATATCAAGCAGCACTTCGATAGCCTATACGGAATATGGGATAGAATTGACGCATCCGTTAAGACTGCTCGTGAAAATACGACGGCACGTATTAACGCATTGAACGTCATGAACGATGAAGAAGTCAAGGTCAGTAAGGTCATCGGAAATGTCGAGGAATTCATTAAGGAAGGTAACGTATCTCCGAAACGACTTGAATATAACAAGGACGCTCGTAAGGCCCTTATGAAGCGTATCCATAACCGGGAGAAGGAAGCCGAGGACGAAGTACGTGCAATCGTCAAGGCAGAAAAACGAAAAGAAAAGAACAAGCACGCAAAGTATCACGTGCAGATATGAAGAAAGGCGGCCATTCGGTCGCCTTCTTTTTAAATTGCTGTATCAGTGTCTTCGCCGACAGCATCATCCATCGGAATGTCCGGAAGCTCGAAGTCGTCTGGCGGAGGAGTTTCGGAAACATCCTCGAACGGTTCGTCGCCAAATGAGTTGGAATCTTCTGGCATCTCTTCATCAAATCCTTCAATCGGCTCTTCTTCGACACCGCCGCCGGTTGGCAAGTTAGGGATGTCTTCTTCGGTAGGAAGGTCTGGAACGGTGACGTTTTTCGCAATGTCGTTATTGATTGCGTTGACGATCTTGTCTTCTTCGTTCGGTAGCGGATTGTCGCCAAGGCCAGCTTGGGCTGCCAACCCGACAATGTCTGCGCCGGTGTCGGTCTTGTGGACGTTCTCGCCAACTTTCTGTGTCAGCATCTTGACGGCGTCATGGGAGTCGACTGCTACGGGGCCAGCTGCCTCGAATATGAATAGCGTGTCAAACAAGGTGTCGACTGCCTCGGTAAAGATTTTGGATTTTGATTCAAGTAGATTTTTTACGATGTCGGACATGTCATTTTCCTCACACTTGCAAGTTTATCTTTTAATTGCTATATTTATTCGTTGATTAAGGAGATTTACTATGTCAAACCTTGCATTTACCCTTAACGGGGTCATCATGAAACATTCGACCGAAGTCAAGAATAACTTACTATTCAAAAGAATTTCGGTAAAGTGCTCAAATACGGACGAGATTCACGATCTCTTGTCTGCTTTGTCTAGCTGGGGAAAGATTACTGACTCGGTGTCCAACATTCAAGTTATCCTCAACGTGGACGATGATCCGTATACGAAGCGGTTCATTGCACTTGATGACTATGGCATCTGCCTGAACCTCAAGATCTATGACGATGTTGTTCCGGTGCAGTTCAAGTCTATCGCAGTGAATATCAAGTCGAAAACGGTGAAGGATGTTGACGGTTCCAAGTTCAAGAAGAAGTTCCTTGAAGCTAACTTGGTGCTAGAAAAGCAGAGCCTAGACGGCGACAAGCGTTTTGATGATTTGTACTTGAAACACACCGAACCAGATGAAGAAACTGGTAAGGACGTGATTGTTCCGCTACCGATCGAATTCTCGCAGATTGAACGTTTCTCGTTGTTTGGCGAACCAGAACAAGTCACTCCGGAAGATGATGACTCTGATGATGCTATGCCGCAAGTCTATCAGACGGTTTAAATAAATCGCTGAATAGATGGATCCATGCAGATTATGGCGGCGGACAGTTTCTTCGTCGCCTTTTTGCGTATGCGGATGCGCTTCTTTGGCGTAGACGGCTTCGGAGCTTCCGGAATAGGTGTGGGTTGGATGACCTCAGCAGCCTTTACTTCCGGCTCGACTGACGGAATTTCGATGTTTACTTGCTCTTCGAGCTCGTTTGGGGATTGTTTTCTTTTTGCCATAGCTAATGTAGTTTATATAAATATGAAAGGATTAAATTTATGATTACTATAAATGGAAAGTACGCTTCGGCTGATGTGTATGTGGCCGGATATGAAAACTTGGACAGCGGCACGTATGGGCAAATCGTGCAGTTATTGGCGGTTCCGTGTATGAAAGGCAATAAGATTGCCATTATGGCAGATTGTCACATGGGAGTCGGATGTGTCGTGGGGTTCACTCAGACGTTTACTGATACTATCGTACCTAATTTAGTCGGTGTAGATATATCTTGCGGAATGTTGGTATGTAAGATTTCGCCAGAATACCATTTCAACTATGAACGTCTTGATAAGGTCATTCGGATGAATATTCCGTCTGGAATGGCGCACAGAAAGACTTTGCACAAGTTTGCGAAGAATGTTGATTTGTCTGGATTGATTGCTGACACTGACCAGCATAAGCTGCTGTACAGTGTTGGTTCCCTCGGATCGGGTAACCACTTCCACGAGGTAGACGTCGATGAAGAGGGTAATCACTACATCGTGATTCACTCTGGTTCTCGCTACTTGGGACAAGTCGTGTGCAAGTTCCACCAGCAGCGAGCAATCGACAGATATTTGCGCAATCGCCATGATACTGGCGACGAGACGCAGTATCCGTCAAATCTCGCATGGCTGGAAGGCACTGACGTAGACGACTATCTCAACGACATGAAGATCTGTTCCGAGTTTTCCTACTGGAATCGCAAGGCTATGCTCCAGGAAATCTTGGATGGAATGGACATCAAGCGCCGTTACATTTTGGACGAGTTCACTACGTTGCATAACTACGTCGACGTTGACAACAAGATCATCCGTAAGGGTTCAATCTCGTTGCAAGACGGCGAGCGTGCTATCATTCCGATGAATATGCGCGATGGGTCTCTCATTGTCACTGGCAAGGGAAATGCTGCTGCGAACTTCTCCGGGCCTCATGGCGCTGGTCGAGTACTGAGCCGTGGCGACGCGAAGGCTAAGCTGTCCATGGAAGACTTCAAGGCCGCCATGGAAGGCATTTATTCGACATCGGTACGTACTAGTACGATCGACGAAAGCCCGATGGCCTACAAGCCTGTCCAAGCTATCTTGGACAACATCGGCGACCTTTGCACGGTAGACATGGTCATTAAGCCGGAATACAACTTCAAGGCTTCTTAGTTCCGATTTGCGCTAATAATAAGTAATTTATTTTTCGTTAGCGCTAATTAAACAAAAGGAGTAAAATATGTCCATCGCTATCATTGCGGCATTAGTGGCCATCGTTCTTATCGTCTTGATCGTTTGCTGGCGTAAGGCACGCAACGAAGATATTGTCGATGTGTTTGCTGACGCATTTGCCAATCCGTCTACTGAAGAAGCCCCGGCAGAACAGAAGCCGACCGAACCAGTAGATACACCAGTTACCGAGGAATCCGAAAAGGTGATTACTGTGGTTGACGACGACCCGAAGGTTGTTGAACCCATGAGCTTGACGGTATCTGCTTCCAGCGATTCTACTACGGTGTCTCTTATTGAGAATCCGTGGGAAAACTGCAAGACGGTTGAATGCTCTCCGAAGCCGATCGATGAATTGGAAGCCCAGCAAGCTGGCAAGTCCAAGAAAGAACTGAAGGAAAAGAAGGCTGCCAAGCCACGCAAGACTCAGCTCGAAAGGGTTGAAGAGGCTATTGCAAAGCTTGAAGGCCAGATCGGTCGTCGTTCTACCTTGCTCAAGCAGCTCAAGAAGCCGGTAACCAAGGATGAACGCCTTAACAAGTGGAAGGCATCCCTCAAGGAACTCAAGGTTGCTCGCAAGGAATTGCTGAAGCCAGCCAAGAAGACCAAGAAGTAACTTCTATCGGAAAACGAATTACGCCGTACCAGTCTATGGTGCGGCTTTTTTCGTGTATGTACGGAATTTTATTTGTATCTGTAGATGATACGGCCTTTGTCCAGGTCGTAAGGGGAAATTTCGACGATGACTCTGTCGTCTGTAAGTACACGGATAAATGCTCTCTTTTCCATCTTTCCGCTGACTCGTGCGATCACCGGGTGACCGTTGTCTAGCACTACCGTAAAGAATCCATTGCCTCGTTCTTCGGTTACGGTGCCTTCGACACTAATGTTCTGTTCCTTTGCCATTCAGATCCTTCAATAATTTTTTGATGTGGTCTTCGATATATACGAATTCATAACACATGCTCACTACGTTGTCTTTCTTGACGGCAATTACCATGACGCTGGAACGGTTGCGGTAAATCGTGAAGTCCCTTCTGTCCATGCTGGCTTCAATTGTGACTGTAAAGTCTGCATAGACCCGGCGGTTCTTTCCGTTGATTTTCTTTACCGT